GCCACGTGCGCGAATTGCGGAATAGGAACGGCGTTTTTGCCGCGTGAAACATGGCGACCCGTGGCCGCAAGCCAAAGCCGACCGCGCTGAAGATCGCCGACGGCACCGCGCGTGGTTCGCTCCGCGAACCGTCGGCTCCGCTCGGTGTGCCGCCGATGCCCGAGCGACTCGCGGCCGAACCGGTCGCCGTTGCCAAGTGGAACGAGCTCGCGTCGCTGCTTTCGGGCATGGGTGTGCTGACGCTCGGCGACGGCGAGGCGCTCGCGACGCTGTGCGAGGTTCACGCAGCGTCGCAGTCGTGCCTGCTCGAACTCCGAGCAAGTGGATCGGTGATTCACACTGACCTCGGCGGCGTGAAGCCGAACCCGGCTGGCTCGCTCTATCGCGGGCTCGTCTCGCTCCAGGCGTCGCTGATGACCGAGTTTGGGCTGACTCCGAGTAGCAGGGTGCGACTTGGTCAAAAGAACGAAGCGCCAAAGGACGACCTCGCGGAACTCCTCAAGTCGCACGGCTGATCTGATCCCGCCGATCGACCCGAGGAAAGAGACGCTCGTGCGTCGGTTCTTCGAGGAGATTCTTCGGCACAGCAAGGGACAGAAGGCGGGCCAGCCGTTCCTGCTCTTGGAGTGGCAGCGGAAGATGCTCTCCGACGTGTTCGGCAGAGTGAAGCCAGACGGTACGCGACAGTTCAGGACGGCATACATCGAGCTGCCGAAGAAACAGGGGAAGATGCTCGATGTCAACACGCCAGTGCTGACGACGCACGGGTGGAAGACGATCGGGACGCTCCAGGTGTTTGACTGCGTCTTCCACCCAGACGGATATCCCGTCCGGGTCATGGCGAAGTCGGAACTGTTTACTGACGTTCCGTGCTATCGCATGAAGTTCTCGCAGACTGAAGAAGAGATCGTCGCCGGTGCCCCGCATCTGTGGCAGACGACGTACCTCCAGTCATGGGGATGCAAGACTGCGACCGCGATTCGCACGACAGAGGAAATCGCTCGCACCCTCAAGTGGTCGTGCGGAAACAACCACTCGATCAGGATGAATGACGCTCTAGAGTACCCGGAGCGCGATCTTCCGATTGACCCTTATCTGCTTGGCGTATGGCTCGGCGACGGCACGTCTTCGACTGCCGCAGTGACTGTCGGCTCACAAGATCACGACGAGACAGTCCCACGGTTGGCCGCAGTGGCGACTGTAAGCGTGAAGCAATATGCCAGCAGCCGAACCGCATACACCGTCAGGCTCAAAGGAGGGACGCAGACGGCACTGAGGCGAGCCAATCTTCTCAACAACAAGCACATCCCCACGCGGTACAAGCGTGCGTCAATCCAGCAGCGAATGGCCCTCTTTCAAGGGCTAATGGACACAGACGGCAGCATTACAAAGCGCGGGCAATGCGACTTCATTTCGTGCAGCAGGCGGCTCGCTGAAGACTTCCACGAGTTATGCCTCGGGCTCGGGCTAAAGGCTTCGTTTTCGACAGGCGACGCAAAGCTCAACGGTCGTGTGATTGGTCCGCGATACCGAATCCAGTTCACGCCGTCTCGGCCGATGAAGGTCTTTCGGATTGCTCGCAAGCAGGCGCGAGTCAAGCGTCGGTGCCAGAGGAAGCCTCGGTCGCGATGCAGGCACATAACGGCTTGCGATCCGGTGCCGCCCGTTGTGAGCCAGTGCATTCAAGTGGATGCACACGACGGCATGTTCCTCGTCGGGAAGACTCTTATTCCGACGCACAATTCCACGACCCTCGCGGGCGTCGCCCTCTACGGTCTCGTCTGCGACAACGAGCCGGGTGCCGAGATCTACGGCGCTGCCAGCGACCGCGAGCAGGCGGGCATCATCTACCGCGAAGCGGCGTCGATGGTGCGTGCGTCGCCGTCGCTGTCGAAGCGGCTCGAAGTGATCGACTCGCGGAAGACGATCGTCGATCGCCAGACGAACTCGTTCTACCGGGTGCTCTCGGCGGATGCGTTCCGGGCCGAAGGGCTCAACATCCACATGCTCCTCTTCGACGAGCTCCACGCCCAGCGGGACCGTCGGCTCTGGGATGCGTTGCGATACGGCGGTGCTGCCCGTCGTCAGCCTCTCATCCTGTCGATCACCACGGCTGGCTATGACCGTCGCAGCATCTGCTGGGAGCAGCACTCCTACGCCGAGAAGTGTATCGCCGACCCGGCGTACGATCCGACGTTCTACGGTTGCATCTACGCGGCACCTCCCGACTGTGCGACCGACGGCTCGTGGAAAGACCCGAAGGTCTGGCGGAAGGCGAACCCGTCGCTCGGCGAGACGATCACCGAGGAGTCGTTCGCGGCCGACGCCCGCGAAGCCGAGCAGTCGCCGACGAAGCTCAACTCGTTCCTCCGCTACCGGCTCAATGTCTGGACAACGCAGGACACGCGGTGGATCGCCCCGGCGGCGTGGGCTCGCTGTGCGAACCCGCTGCGGGACTTCGGCGACCGTCCCGTCTACGCCGGGCTTGATCTCGCGAGCACGTACGACCTCTCGGCCCTCGTGCTCGTCTGCCCCGATCCCGAGGACAACACGATCGACGTGCTGCCGTTCTTCTGGATTCCAGAAGCCAACGCCGTAGAGCGGGCTCAGCGTGACAAGGTGGACTACCTCGGGTGGATTCGGGACGGGCAGATCCGGGTGACCGACGGCAACGTCACCGACTACACCCGGCTCCACGCTGACATCAAGGCGATCTGCGACCGCTACCGGGTGCGTCAGTTGGCGGTCGATATGAAGTTCAACGCCCAGATGCTCGCGAACCTACTGCAAGGGGACGGGCTGGACGTGCGAGGATATCCCCAGGGCGGCCCCGGAATGTCGGCTCCCGCCAAGACGCTGGAGAACCTCGTGCTCAACGGCATGGTGCGGCACGGCGGGCATCCGGTGCTCACGTGGTGTGCAGGCAACGTCGCTGTTCACGAGGACCGGCACGGCAACATCTACCCGAGCAAGACCGCCAGCACGGAGCGTATCGACGGCATCGTCGCCCTCTGCCAGGGCATCGGCTCGTGGATGCGATCCGAGCAGGAGCAAAAGCCCTCGGGCACCCCTGAGATCTTTTTCGTCTGATGATCGCACAGCATCGCATTCTCTGGCTCCCCGGTGAGGAGCGAATGTGGGACGAGGAGTACTCGTCCCGCTCGGCCGCCGGTATCCGCATCGACGCGAGCAACGCGCTGCAAGTGTCGGCGGTTTTCGCGTGCCTGCGAATCCTGTCGGAGAGCGTCGCGAGCCTGCCGCTCCACGTGCTCGAACGGATGACTCGCGGGACTCGCCGTGCCGTCGAGTTGCCGCTGTACCGCCGCCTCCACCAGCAGCCGAACGAATGGCAGACGAGCTTCGAGTGGCGTGAGCAAGCGGTTTTCCACGTTGGGCTCTGGGGCGACGCCTACAGCGAAATCCGCTCGGGTGCGTCCGGTGCGGTCGATCAACTCATCCCGCTGCACCCGTCCCGCATGACGGTGGAACGGATCGAGAACGGGCGGCTCCGCTACAAGTACCGCGAAGAGAACGGCCGCGAGACGGTGTACTCGCAGGACGCAATCCTGCACATGCGTGGGCCGAGCGATGACGGCGTGCATGGCATGAGCGTCGTCGAGAGTTGCAAGGACGCGATCGCGCTGGCTCGGGCGTGCGAGCTCCACGGTGCCCGGTTCTTCGGGAACGGAGCGAGGCCGGGCTTTGTGCTCAGCACGGATGGCGAGCTCAACGCCGAGGCCCGCGAGTCGCTGCGTGCCAACTGGGAGCGGATGCACGGCGGCGTGAACAACAGCAACCGCACGGCGGTGCTCGTCGGCGGGCTCAAGCCGATCGAGATCCCGCAAGCGTCGATGCACGATTCGCAGTTCATCGAGGCTCGGAAGTGGCAGTTGGCTGAGATCGCCCGGCTCTTTCGCGTGCCTCTCCACCTGCTCGGTGCCGAGACGAGTCCCGGCTCGGTGGAACACGCCGGGCTCGACTACGTGCAGCACACGATCCTCCCGTGGCTGCGTCGCTTTGAGTCGGCGTTTCAGCGCGACCTCATCAGCGACGACGACAGGTACTTCGTCGAGTTCGACGTTCGCGGGCTCATGCGTGGCGACGCCGCAAGCCGCTCGGCGTACTACCGGGCGATGTGGGACATCGGGGCGCTCTCGACGAACGACATCCTCGAACTGGAGAACCGCAACCCGGTTGAGGGCGGAGACGAACGGTATCGCCCGCTGAACATGGGCACGCTCGGGGCACCGCCGTCGGTCGATGACGTGCTCGCCCAGCAGCAAGAGGGCAGCGGCATCGACGGCCAAGCGGTCGAGGGCGGCGTGGCCGCAGCCGAAGGCGAGCCCGCTCCGGTCGTCGAGGAGGTAGTCGTCGAGGACGCCACGCCCCAGGTCGCAGAGGTCAGCCTCAACGGTGCCCAGATCACCGGGCTCATCGCGATCGTGCAGTCGATCTCCGACGGTCTCGTCACCCGCGAGGGTGCGGCGGCGATGATCGCTGCGTCATTCCCGAGCATCCCGCCCGCACAGATCGACGCGATCCTCGCAGGGGTGGTCGAGCGTCAACCGGCAGTAGCAGCGGATGCGCAGCCGCAGCCGGTGCCGGTGGTCGAAGACGCCCCCGCGAGGTCGCTTCAGCAGAATCGAGACTGCGGCACGGGGGCAGGCGGTTTCAAGCCGGGCAATAAGTGCGGGAGCGGTGGCGAAGTCGCGGGGGGTTCTGGTGGTAGCGATGGCGGATCGTTGGGCGACGAAGGAGGAAGTTCTAGTGGCGCAACTGTCGGCAGCGCTGATGGCGAAGTCACGCCGGATGATCGCCAGCGAGTCTTTCGCGGCGTTTCTGAAAAATCAATGCAACCCGAGTCAGGAGCAGACCCAGAGCAGGTCAAAGAGAGAGCACGGCTAAAAGGCCAAGTGACTGCTTCGATTTCTGGGGCGATTGCGGAATCCGTATCGGAAGAGGACGTTTCTGATGAACTCCTGGCGGCGTTGAGTTTCGGCATCAAGCAAGACGGCCACGAGTCGATGCCGGGGCTTGAAAGGCGTTCCGCGCTGGTCAGCGGAATGGTTGATCAGTGGGCGCTTACCTCGGGAGACACGATCCCCGCCGCCGTTGGCATGCAGCGCGCGATCGCAAGCGAACTTCAGTCGGAAATTCCAGAACTGAAGAGCGCCGACCTGGGCCACTTGGGCCAGTACGGACGCATGAGAAACGCAACTCCAGAAAAAATTCTTCAGAGCAAGCAACAGGAGCAAATGGTTGCGGAGAGCGCCGCCGTCCGTCGGGTTGTGCGAGCGCAGTACGAAGCAACTCAGAAGTATTTTCGTGAACAAGGAATCACGGAGCTGACGCTGCATCGCGGTTTCGTGCAGGGCAATATCCAAGAGTCTGACGATGCCGAGATACGTCTTCAGCCAGCGTCAAGTTTTTCGCTGAACAGGCGCACGGCTGTCGATTTTGCGGATGGCATGCAAAGCCCTCTCTCTGGACTTGCCACGGTCACGGTGCCGGTATCGCGAATTTTGTCGACGCCCACTACCGGATTCGGTTGCTTGCCAGAGCAAGAGATTGTCGTACTTGGCGGAACTGTTCGCGGCAGGATCGTGAAGGGCACAACGAAACGGCCTCCGAAAGGTGCCGCAGCGGCAAAGCTGAAGTCGCAACTAGAAAGCCAGTCAGATGATCAAGCTTGATGCGGCTCTATCAAACGCGGATTGGGTCAAAAGAACACCCGACAGGCTCGGTGACCTCAAGAATGCGCAAGCTCATGGCGGCAGCGATAAGCCGCAGGACGAGCTCGCTGCGAAAGAGACTGGCTCAAAATCGGCGAGGCGGAAGCGTGGCTAGGTATGACCACATCGACTTCGCGCCCCCGGCTGGCGTGCGTGAAGAGGCTGCGAAGGGTCTCGCGTGGCGAAGCGAATACGGCCGAGGAGGCACGGCAGTCGGCATTGCCCGAGCACGCGACCTATCGAACGGCACGAACATCTCACCGGACACAGCGAAGCGGATGGCGAGCTACTTCGCCCGGCACGAGGTGGACAAGCAAGGACAGGGATGGAGCCCCGGCGAGGACGGGTTTCCGAGCGCGGGTCGGATCGCCTGGGCTCTCTGGGGCGGCGATCCGGGGCAGGCATGGGCGAGCAAGTTGACGCGGCAGATCGAGGCAGCGGACGAGAACGACAGGAGCCACACGATGAACATCGAGCGACGTTCCCTCGCGATTGACGAAGTCGAGTCGGCGGTGCCGCTGCTCGCGGTCGAGAGCCGCAGCGAGGACGACGGCACCGAGCGTGAGTACATCGTCGGCTACGCGGCGAAGTTCGGCGTGTTGAGCCTCGACCTCGGCGACTTCGTTGAGCGGATCGATCCCGGTGCGTTCGGCATCGTCGCTGAGCGGCGCGGGCGACGGAAGCCGCTGGAGACGCGCGCCCTCTGGAATCACGACGCGAACTACCCGCTGGCACGGTATCCAGGCACGCTGTCGATGAGCGTGGACGAGATCGGGCTGCGGTACGAGTTCCCGGTGCCTGACACGACGTACGGTCGGGACATCGCGAGCAACATCCGGGCGGGCATCGTCAAGGGCTCGTCGTTCTCGTTCACGGTGCCGTCGGGCGGTGACGCGTGGAGCGTCGAGGACGGGCGCAGCGTCAGGGTCATCAACCGCATCGACTCGCTCCTCGATGTCGGGCCGGTAACGTTCCCGGCGTACCCGGATGCCGACGTGAAAGTCGCCCAGCGGTCCTACGATGCGTTCGTTCGGCAGCGTGACGCCGAGGCTCATCGCCGCATGGCTGCGGCTGCCCGTGCCAGAGAACTCCGCGAGTACCTGACCCAGCATGGCCGCTAGTGGCGACTCGTGCCCGAAGTGCCGGGACGGTGCGTACGTGATCGCGTCGAGTCAGCGGTCTGGCGACTACCAGACGCGATATCTGCGCTGTCCGAGGTGCGGTGCGACCGACAAGCAGACGCTCCTGGCGGTCGAGGTCAGGCGGCGAAAGTTGTTTACTAACGCCCCGTCGTGACTGGATGGGTGCCGGTCTGGCTCCGTAGTTTCGGTGATAGGTGGCGTGAGCGTCACCGCATCCCGACCAAGGAGTCACGCTCGTGGACAAGATCAAGGCACTGCTCGACGAACTCGCCGCTGTCGTCGCCGAGATGGAAGCGATGAGCGAGACCCCGGCCGAGGACGGCGCTGAGCCGATGACCGAGGAGCAGGAGGCTTCGCTCCGCTCGCTCGAAACCCGTGCCGACAAGCTCCGCGAGCAGATCGAGTTCCTGCAGCGCGTGCAGGCGAAGGAGCTCGAACTGCGTGCCGTTCTGGAGCGTGGTGCCCCTGCCAAGGCGGTCGAGAAGGCTGCCGTCACCGAGGAGAGCCCCGTGGAGAAGCGTACCGTCCCCGCGATCCCCGTGAGCCACGGCCCGCTCAAGGCGTTCCGTAGCGCCGAGTCCGCGTACCGTGCTGGCATGCACCTGCGTGGCTACGTCTTCGGCGACGCCGAGGCCCGTCGGTGGTGCGTCGATCACGGCGTCGAGAGCCGCGCCCAGGCTGGCGGCGTCAACTCGCTCGGCGGTGTCCTGACTAGCCCCGAACTTGCCCAAGAGCTCGTGAGATTGGTCGAGGAATTTGGGGTGTATCCCCAGTTCGCTCGTCGCGTGCCGATGTCGAGCGACACGCTCAACATCGCCCGTCGCACCGGTGGGCTCGCTGCTCGGCCGGTCGGCGAGAACGCCGAGGTGCTCGCGAGCGACGTGACGTTCGACAACATCGAGCTCGTGGCGAAGATCTGGGGCGTGGCGAACAGGCTTCCGAACAGCCTGCTCGAAGACTCCGTCATCGACCTCGCCGATCTCATGGCCGTGGAAACGGCGCAGGCGTTCGCCGAGGCGGTGGATAACGCGGGATTCGTCGGTGATGGCACCAGCACCTACCACGGTGTGCAGGGCATCACGAAGAAGATCCTCGAATCGAAGCACTCGGCGTCGGTCGTCAGCACGACCGCTGGCACCGAGGACACCTACGGCGAGCTCACGATGAAAAACTTCACCGACATGGTCGCGAAGTTGCCCATCTACGCCCGCCGGAATGCTCGGTTCTTCATCTCGCCCGCTGGTTGGGGCTCGGCGATGCTGCGGCTCGCGATGCTGCCAGGCGGTGCCTCTGGCCCCGGCGGAAACAGCACGAGCGACGTGGCCGCCGGATTCGGCGAGCGGTTCCTCGGCTACCCCGTGACGCTGGTTCACTCGATGCACTCCTCGCTCGACGATTCGAGCGGCGAGGTGGCCTGCCTCTTCGGCGACCTCTCGCAGGCCGCCGTCTACGGCGAGCGTCGGGCGATCCAGATCCGCACGGCGTCCGAGCGCTACGTCGAATACGACCAGGTTCTCACGTTCGCCACGACCCGCAACGCGATCGTCGTGCATGACGTGGGCTCGACCACGAAGGCTGGCCCGGTCGTGGCTCTCAAGTTCGGCTGATCCGACTGACTGACTTTCAACCCTCCGAGGAGATCTGAACAGTGAACCATCTCGAAGCCACGAGGTCCGTCGTCGGCCACACCGAGAACCTGACTGCGGCGCAGACCCACACGCTGGTGATCGACCGTCTCGGGTATGAGTACGTGTCGCTCGACGTGTGCCAGGAGCCGTGGGCGAATGCGGGCTACACGAGCCAGGCGGCGTTCACCGTCCTGAAGCTCGCCGAGTCCGACAACAACTCGTCCTACTCCGACGTGACCGAGTTCGTCGGCGGCGGCACCGGCGGCTTCACGATCCCGACGCCGACCGCCACGGCTGGCGACGTGGTCGTGCGGATGGACGTGGACTGCCGTGGCAAGAAGCGCTACCTCAAGGTCACCGCCACGCCGTACACGACCGGCACCGTCTACACGGTCGCTCGGCTCGGCAAGGGCAGCGACGGTCCCGTCTCGGCTTCCGCGAAGGGCGTCAACGCCACGGTCAGCGGCTGATCGGCTTGACACGACCGACACAGTGAGCGGCGGGTGGCGACGAGCCGCCCGCCGTTTCGCTTTGGAGGCTCTAGCGTGATCGTGCAGGTCGGCGATACGTCGGTCGAGGTTCGTGCCGAGGCGGTGCTGTCGGCTCCGAGGTTCGGGCCGCTCACGAACGTGTTCGCGTTCATTGAAAGCCTCATGCCGCTGCATATCCGCCCGACGCTCGGGCAGGGTGCGTTCTGGGCACAGGTGCTCACCCGGATGCTCGAAGAGTTCGCCCCGACTACCGAGTACATCATCACGCTGGACTACGATACCTTCGTCACCCGCTCCGACATCGAGCGTCTGTTCGCGATCGCGATGACTTGCCAGTGCGACGCCCTCGCCCCGATCCAAGCGAAACGCGAGGACGGGCGGCCGATGCTCACGCTCCTCGACACGATGGACGACCCGCCCGCCGACGGAAAAACCGAACTGCCGCTGTCGTGGTTTGCCGAGCCGGTTCAGCAGGTGGATACGGCGCACTTCGGCTGCACGATCATCTCGACCAGGGCGCTGCGGCGCACCCTCAAGCCGTGGTTCCACTCAAAGCCCGACTCTGAGGGCGGCTGGGGAGACGGACGAATTGATGACGATTTGTGGTTCTGGCGTCAGTTCAAAGCGTCAGGCAACAGGCTCTTCATCACGCCTCGCGTCGTGATTGGTCACGGCGAGTACGTGATCTCGTGGCCGAGCAAGGATTTCTCGGGTCCGGTGTTCCAGCACACGACCTCGTGGCAGCGGACGAAGCGACCGCCGGAAACTGCATGGAGGGTCGGCGAGTGAACACAATCAGAGTGCGGATGCTGCGTGCCTACGGTGCCTACAAGGCGGGCGAGCTCGTCGAGGTGGACGAGTCCTTCGCCGCGAGGCTCTTCGCGTGGGGCTACGCGAAGCGGGAGACGCAGCAATCACTGATCGAGACGGCAGCGGTGGAGCCGGTCGCGGAGCGGGCAGACGTGACGCCACGACGCAGGGGGCGACGCCATGAATGACGGCAAGCGGTATCGGTCGCTCAAGGTCGCCACGCAGCCGGTCGTCGAGCCGGTCAGTGTCGCCGACGCCAAGGCTCATCTGCGGATCGACCACAACAGCGACGATTCCTATGTCGCTGCTCTCGTGTCGGCTGCGCGTGAATATTGCGAGGTCTACATGGACGAGACGCTCGTCGATACGCAGTACGTCATGCGGCTCGATGCGTTTCCGGCGGTCATCGAACTCCCCCGCCCGCCGATGAGCCAGACCACCGGACGCACGGCGGTGTCGATCGTCTACACCGCGAGCGAGGCGGGCAACACGGCGACGCTCTCGACGACCGAGTACCGCGTCGATCGGGACGCGAAACCCGGCACGCTGCGTACGCTCTACGGCGGATCGTGGCCGAGCCACCTTCTCGACTACGGCAGCGTCACGGTCACGTGGTGGGGCGGGCGTGGCGACGACGGCAGCAAGGTGTCGCCACGGGTCAAGGCGGCGATCCTCATGCTAGTCGGTCAGTGGTATGAGCGACGCATGGCGGCCGACTCTGTGTCGCTCTCCGAGATGCCGTTTGGCGTGAAGGCGTTGCTCGACAGCGTGAAGTGGGGGAGCTACACGTGATCGGACGCATCATCGTCGATTCACAGTTCACCGATACGGCGTCGGCTACCGGTGTAGCCTCGACGAAGGTCGTGTCGCTCCAAACCTCGAACGAGTACACGTCGGGCAAGATCGCCGTCGTCTCTGGCACGTGCGGCACGTCTGCTGTGACGATCACGCTCGCCTCGCCTGGGTACACGGCGGCGTCGGGTTCTGCCGTATCGTTCTCGTCGGTCTCTCGGATCGTGTTCTCGGCGACCGGCGCAACGCTCGTGAAGTGCGTCGGCGGTGCCACGGGCAAGCCGCTCGTGATGTCGCGTGCCGAGCAAGGTGCCGTCTCGGAGGTCGGTGCGACCGAGACCTCGCTCCAGGTGAGCGTGGACGCAACCGCTGGCACGTCGTCCTACACGTTGGTGATGTATGGCGATTGATCCTGGTCGGCTCCGTGAGCGAGTCACGATCCAGCAGGCGACCGCCACGCGGAATCGCATCGGTGAGACAGTGCAAACGTGGGGCACGTTCGCCGAGGTGTGGGCGAGCGTTGAGGGGCTGTCCGGTCGCGAGGTTCTCCAATCCGGGCAGCAGCAGACCGAGGTGACGCACCGTGTGCGGATGCGATACGTGACGGGGCTGACGCAACTGATGCGTCTTTCGTGGCGTGGCCGCATCCTCGAAATCACGTCGCTCCTCGAACACAACAACCGCACCGAGCACGAGCTCTTGTGCGTGGAGGATATCGACTGATGGCGACCGCAGGAATCACGATCACGGCAGAGATCGCCGAACTGCGAGAGTTGCAGACGGCGATCGGTCGCATCCTAGAGCCGCCCGAAAAGGCTCGCATCATCGAAGAAGCGCTGAAAAAGGCGCTCGCCCCAGCGCTGGAGCGTCTGAAGCAAAACACGCCCGAGGGACCGACCGGCAACCTCAAGCGTGCGGCATCGGTGAAAATCGTGCGGTACTCGAAAGACGGCAACGCGGTTGGGCTGCTCGGCTACAAGCGTGCGGGGAATGGTGCGAGCGAGTCGGCTCAGGGCGGTCGAGTCCGTAAAGGATCTGACCGTGCGTTCCACCAGTTCTGGCTAGAGCAAGGCACGAAAGACACCGTCATCGACAAGCTGTCGAACACGCCGTATGCCCGCAAGTCGCACACCAGACGCAGCCGCAGCGGCAGCGTCACGACGGTGCGGGCTCACCAAGTGAGCGGCCAGAACGCCTACTACGCCTCGTCGTTCAACAAGTTGGGGCCGTTCAAGCTCAAGCCGACACCGCGACCGCCGCGAGGCGAGGAA